GTTTTACCCATATCTTTCCATATTTTATGGTATTTTTGAAATCTCTCATCACATAATAATTTTTGACTAAATGAGTCAAATTATGCAGATTATCCGGATGTTCTTTGTATTCCTTTTGAAGCATAGGCAAACTACGCTCCATTTTCTTGTCGAATAATTTCTCGCCCTTTTTGCCCTGAAATACATAGCCATAATGATTGAATATTATATGAGGAGCAAAAAGATAAGGAGCTTTCACGATGGGTTTATTATGTACAGTTTGCTCGTAATGAAAGTTACCATCATTTACAAATAGCCGGGGTTGTAACATTTCTGAATATTGCTTCAAATCCCGGGCATAGTAGTTAAACAATTTTATAAATACCGTTGGCTCTTTTTGATTCGGGTTCAGGATTATATCTTCTAAGAAATATAGGCATTCCTGTTTGAGTTCTTCGTCTGCATCGATGATAAGGATTTTATCTCCGGTTGCTTTTTTGATTCCGTAATTACGCGCCTTACTAAAATTCCAGGGGATAAATTCTTTCTCGTATACCTTGTCAGTAAATTTTTTAGCAACTTGAATTGTTCTGTCCGTTGAACCGGTATCTACTATGATCAGTTCGGTAAGTGGTTCCTGTGTCAGGTCATTTTTCATCATAATAATCGGTAAAAATGAATCAAGACACCTCTGTAGATTTCCCTCTTCGTTTTTACATATCATACATATCGATAATTTTGGTTTATTCACTTATTTCTCCTTTAAACGGGATCTCCCCATTCTATTTTACATAAAAGATCTATAACTTCTTGTACCCCTTCAGGCCCTTTTGAAATTACTTCTAAAGGGCTGTTGTTATTTAGTTCATCGTTCGGAGTATTTAACCATTCGCTTTCTTTGCCTCTTTTTATAACACCTTTCATTTTATTAAGAATTTTATCAAATTCCTTAGTCTTTGATGCCATTGTTTAGAATAATCCTTTAATTTCGCTTATATCTTTAATTTCCAGATCTTCAGTTTTCTTCTTTTTATCATCTTTGTAACTGGGAACACTACTCATAAGCATCGCTAAATTTGCATAAGAGTAATCCCATAATATATTTTTCATAGACATCTCAGGGAAATAGTGCATTAACCCGCCGATTAAGCGCCAGGGACTACTCCCTTCTTTTCTTTCTGCAGTAGATTCATCCCCTTTATCGATGCCAAACTCGCTAAAAAAGGGGAGACGTCCATTTGCTGGATCACCAGAGTCATTAATCGCAACCCCTCCTTCGCTGTCAAGTTATCATTTAAAAATTTAATTAGGCTTTTAGGTGGTTCTTTTTCACTGTTTGTTATCCCGTAAGCAATCATCTTAACCAGTTTATCTTTATTTTCAATGATATTTTTAGCCCCTAAGTCTAAGATATTAACTTCTTTTCCCTCGTTTTTCATCGCATCCGTCAATTCATCAGTATTAAGATCTAATAGGATTTCACTAATTTTTAATAGAGTTCCCATTTTAAGAGGATAGATTACAAACTTTCTTTCTAACGGTTTTAAGTGGAGCTTGTTAAGTAAATTTTTACTCTGGATGGTGATCGTAAAATCCACCCCTTTTTGCAGGATTGCATTAATGGCATCACTCCGAACTTGCTTATTGTCTACCGGTTTATTTTCTATTTTTGCGCCCTTCTTTTCTTTTTTCTTTTTTGTCATATTTCCTCTTTCCCCATATTTTCTATAACTTTATTCAAAAAATCTCTTAAATCTATAAGGGATTTTTTATCTTTAGGTAATTTATCTTTTAATGAATCACCGCTCTCTGAGGCATCAATAATACTCTCTATCTTCCCGTTTGCTATCGTAGCAATATATCCAGCATCCCCATCATGCATTTCATAAGTATCATTTTTTATAATTACCATGTTCTTTTTTTCTATTCTCATTTTCCCTCCTTCCTGTTATACCCACCCTGTAATATACAGGGTGGGTATAAATTATTATTCAGCCACTTGTTTTATTACCATTGGAGATATCTGGACACTTGATGCCGGGATCATTACATCGCAAGCAAAACTAATTTGACCCGATTCTGTTTTGGTAAATCTTAAATCTGCTCCAGCCTTAAATGATGCTCTAGGAATCTGTATTAACATCTTGTAACCATTGTAGGCTTTAGACAGTGCTTCAACGCATCTCTCTTCTGCAACCATAGAGGTTACCGCCATACTCCATACCGTGGTTGCGGCATGTCCGCCAAAAGCCTCTATTAATATTTTGGTACCCATATCCCTTGTTGCAAATTCTAAGGTTTTTTTAGCAGTGCCGAGAACCTGCATATCGGGAAGATCTTCTTCTTCTACAAAAAGGTCAGTTACACCAGGAGATTCAAAGATAAGATGTGCGCTGTCCGGAACAATAGCAACTATAGTAGATATAGATGCACCAGTTGCCATCGCCTTGGTAGCAGTTATTTCTCCAATTTTTATACTTTCCAGTCCGATAAGTCGAATATTTGACATTATTTATTCACCTCGTTTAATTTATTTTTCTATAAAACATTCCACTCTTAAATTTGTATACGACATTGACATTTGGTCAACATCCTGCAATAATATTTGATTTGTTATATTAAAAACATCATAATTTTTAGTATTGTTATATGCCTCTATCACTGCTATTACTGAATTTGCCGTTGCCCTTAATTTTGTAATATCCTGAGTTCCGTTTGTAAAATTCTTACAATAACAGTTCGCCATAAAAGTAGCTTCATTAATTATTTCGTCTCCGGAGTAATTAGACAAAGGAATAATCACGATATCCCGCAATTCAGAGTTTAGGGGTTTTTTGTTTCGATATACCCCGCCATCTATTGTAGCCTTAACAGATGCTACATTTACAATAGGATACAGTATATCGTTTATATCAAAAGTTGTTTTCATAATCTATATTCCCTTACTTTTGCCTTTAATAGTGCTTTGGCTGCCGGGATGCTTCCGGTTATTACGTCATATCCCTTCGATTCAACAGCTGCAGCATACTCCATGCCCGCTACTCCGATTAATACAAATCCTTTGTTATTTTTTTGTAAGACTTCATTTGCATTTTTCCTGGCATAAGATATTCCTTCAGCTCTTCCTTGTAGGTTTTCCTGGATCGTTTCTCCATCCCGAGCGATAATATATCCGATACTGCTTCTAAGGTTTCCGGTCTGATCCTGGTACGTTTGGGTATTTCTGGCATCATTTGCGAATTTTTCCCCTACCATAGCCAGTGTCCAGATGATCCTTTGTTCGATGCTTACTACAAATCTATCTACTTTTCTGTTTATATCACCTTGCGAAAATTCCGGTAATAAAGACATATCAACATTTAACCTCTACATGTTTTTGATACGGATATAGCAGCTTTATTACATGATCCTTATTGTAAAAAGTTATTTTAGCATCATCCGGAACGCTTCCAGCGCCGGTAAAAAGGGGAGACATGATATCCCAGTTATATCCGATCATGTCTCCGGATTCACCTATCATATATCTGGTCGTATTTGGCTGGATATTACATACAATACCTACGGTTACCAGGGTTCCTTCAGTGTAGATTCCAAGAGAATTAGTTGTCCCGGCCCCGTAATAACTTATAGTTGCTGTATGTGGATATCTTTTTATTACCATATTGCAGCTCCGTCAACCGTTGCAACGTTCACGCCATACTTTCGTTCTATTGCCCTGGCCATCGCAATCAACTGTACCGGATTGTATTTTATGCTTGTTTTGCCGTCTCTAAATTCCGGATGTGCAGCCAGGGTAAAATAGAGAGATGCAGCAGCTAAATCTATATTTTTTTCATTAGCTGCTGTATATGTATCTCCGGACGTAATACCTTTATCCAGAAGTATTTTTTCTAACAGATTGTCATTGCTGTATTCGGTTTGCGACTGCAGCGCTTCCAGATTAGTCATCTATATAGCTCCTTATTTTTTAGGTATTCCAAGTAGTTATGTTCTCGGTATCGAGTGACATTACCCTATCTATGGTCGGCCAGCTTAGAAACGCATTCAATTCGCCTTTGGTATATTCAGCTACTGGATCAACGTCAGACCATTTAGAAATTAATATTGGTCCCTTTTTAGCTTGTAATACTTGTTTGGGTGGGTTGGTTTCTTCAGCTATTGGTCCATAGAGCATATCTCCACATTTCAAATCTTCCAGGAAGGTTACAAAAGTGTCATCAGAATGTAACCACGGGTCAACCGATGTAATTGCATGAGTTACATCTTCATAACTTATTCTGGT